GCCCCTGCCACTGGCTTGCGTCGCCTCGGAAGTAGTTGAGGTCGAGCGGCCCGTTGTAGCCGTTGACCCAGCCGTTGGAGGTGTACTGGCGCATGGCTTCGCCGTAGATCGCGTAGTTCCATGGGCGGCTCTGGTAGCCGGTGGGCGCGTTGCTGGCGTACTGGGCGACCCACAGGCCGCAGTTGGCGCGCACGTCGGATGGGATTTGGTTGAGGGCGCTGGCCTGCACGTACACAATCGGCCATATGCCGGTGAGCGTGTGCACGCGCTGCACGAACCGGCGAACCCAGTCGGAATTGCCCCACTGGGCGTTCTGGTAGGACTCCCAGTCGAGCACGAGCACGGCCCTGCCGATGTAGTCGCGTGCCCTGCCGACGAAGTAGTCGGCCTCGCTCGCGGCGTTGTTGCCGCCGGCGTAATGGTACAGGCCGAGGCTCTTGCCCCGGTCTGTCACGCACTTGGCCTGCGTGCGCCAACTGGAGTTCTCGAAGCCGACGCCCTGACTGACCTTGACGACGGCGAAGTCGTAGCTGGCGGTGCAGGTGACGTTCGAGGCCTGCCAGCCGGACACGTCGATGCCGACCATGTCGGCCATCGCGATCGCCGGCGTACACGCGAGCAGCACGGCGAACAGCGCCGCGATGAGGGCCTGTAGCGGCTTGCTTTTGTTCTTGAATCTGCCCATTCGTTTTCCTTCCTATGTGGTGGGCATGAAAATAGCCCCCGCCGGGATCGGCGAGGGCTAAGCCTGTGGTTTTCTCGGGGCTATCGGCGCGTCCTGTATGTCCTGGTTGACTTGGGTGCCGTGGCCGTTGCCGCCGAGGCTGTGATAGCTGTCGTAGACGAGCTGCGCGGTCCGTTTGGCGGTGTTGTCGGCGATGCCGTCGTTGGCAACCATGTCGCGCTGCATCTGTTCCAGCTTGCACAGCAGGAGCACGCGCACGCCGGTCTGCATGGCGTCGGCCTTTCGTCGGTAGCCGCGCCACCATCCGAGCATGTATCCGCCCAGGGCGGTGATGATGCCGGTGGCGGCCCAGACGGTGAGCTGCTGGGCTATGGGGTTCACTCTCCGCTCCCCTCGTCGAGGCCGGCGATGTATGCCCGTACGGCTTCGCGGCCCGCTGCGGGCACGTCGTCGATGGTCTTGCGGCCGGCGATGACGAGGCGCGCGTAGACGCGGATCATGGCTTTGCTCATGCTTCACCCCCTGACAGCAGCTGGTAGATTTCAGCCAATGCCTCGTCCTGATCGAGGCTTGACGCCTCCAAGCCGGCGAGGCGCTGACTGTCCGATTTGGACGCCTGCAAACAGTCGAGCCAGATGCTGTCGGCCTGTTCGATGGCCTCCTGTTCGGTCAGGTCGCGCACGGTATAGGCCTCGTCGGCGGTGTATTCCGTCCACGTGGTATCGCCGTCCCCGTGCATGACGGTGGTGATGTTGCGGCGGATGCGGATGTCCGCGAGGCCGTCGCCGCGCGGGTAATAGCTGACCTCTTCGAGGGGTTCGGGGCTGGATACGGTCTGGAGCATGGGTTTGCCTTCCTGTATTGGGTGGATAAATACCGGGTTGCGCGGCGCATGGTGTGGTCGATGCGGTGGCGCCGCCGGTATCGGATACTGTCGCTGTTGCGCAGGTACCCGTAGTAGGAGCAGCAGCGCCGCGCGAGCCGTTCGGTCATGGGCCGGCGTCTGGCGCGGCTGAAGGTGCGGCGGGCGCGGAGGAACACGCCGCTGCGGATGTTGACGCGCCCGTGGGGCCGGAACGTGTAGCCGACCATGTCGATGGGTTCGAGGTCGAGACGTTTGCAGTTCCATTCCTCGTGCACGTCGAGTCTGAGCCGGTCTTTGAGGTAGCGGACGGTGCGGCGGGCGGCGATCTTCAGATCTCGTTTGGAGGTGCCGATGAGCAGCAGGTCGTCCATGTACCACAGTTGGTGCGTGATGAGCCGGCGGCGGGTGATCTCGCCGGTGCGCCGGCTGGTGCGTTCGATGGTCATGGCCGGCGATTCGATCCAGTGGTAGGCGCGGCTCAGGTAGTAGTTGGCGAGCCATTGGCTGAGGTAGCTGCCGATGTTGAGCCCGTTGTCGCCCTGGTACCGGTCGATGAGGTGGAACACGAGGCGCAGCAGGATCGGGTCGCCGACGTCGCGCGTGAGCATCGCCTTCAATGTGGGGCGGTCGATGCTGGGATAGTATTTGCGCACGTCGAGCTTCACGAACCATTTGCTGGATCGTTCGCGTGTCCATCGTTTGATCGCGCGGCGGGCGTCGATGGTGCCGCGATTGGGGATGCTGGCGGTCTGCCATCGTCCCACCTTCGCGTCGAACAACGGTTGCAGGGCCATGACGGCCACATGGTCGTAGATTTGGTGCCTGACCGATTCGCGGCCGATGACGCGATGCTTGTTGCTGATCGGTTCGACGCGGTTGAAGTAGGCGATCCGTGTGTCGTGGTATCGGCCTTCGCGTATCTCGTCGCCGATTTGGCTGGCGAGCCGGTCGAGGTCTGGGTGGGTTTCGAGGAAGCGTGTGACGTCTCGGCGGCTTCGTTTGCCTTTGAGGTAGTGGTCTATGGCTTGGCGCACGAACGTGGGGGTTTCGCAATGGGTGTGTTTGCAATGGGTTTTCAGAGCGTTTCCTATCTGGACTATGCCGGCGTTCGACGGTGCTGGATGGGTTCGCCTACCGGCCGGGTGCTCGGTTTGATTTTCGGCTGGGCCGTGGCTTGCCCTCTCACTGGCTGGCGTGGAGGGTAGTTGTGGCGTAATGATCGTGTTGACAGGATTGACCGGATATGCGGCCCCCGATGTTCCACCTGCGATTCGCGAGGTCGTTCCTGAGGTTCGCGGCGAAAGCGCCGTACTGCACCCCATCCCTGAGGTTGCCGAAGCGCTGCACCACGCACCGGGACGTCGGAGGCGTACCGCCACAAATCCCTGAACATGTTGCGAAACGTAGAAAGGGGGCTTTCGCCCCCTCGCTGCGCTTCACCCCCATCGCACTGCGGCTACGCCTTCGTGCGACCGAGCGCAGACAGGCGGCCCCCGATCGCCCACCAGCGATTCGCGAGGCCGTACCAGAGGTTCGCGGCGAAAGCGCCGCACCGCACCCCATCCCTGAGGTTGCCGAAGCGCAGCACCTGACGGAGACCTTGGGATGTGAGCGGGTTGGCTCCGATGGCGTCGCACATGCCGGTGGCGCTCGTCGCGGTCAGGCCCGTGGGGATGATGACGCCGTTGGACAGGGTGAAGTCCTCGGCGTAGCGCCATGAGTTGTCCGCAGTCTTGTCGCGTGCGGCGAATTCGCCGATCTTGGTGTAGTTCGCCGTCGAGGTCTTGGAGGCCTTGGTGATGTCGAACACTCGGTAGAGTTCGATGCGGCCGAGGTCGTCTCTGTCCTTGACGGCGTTGGCGATGAGGTCGGCGTCGCTTTCGTAGATGCCGTTGAACAGTTCGATGCCCTGTAGGCGGATGGGTTGGTGGTCGGCTGCGAACGCGGTGGATGGGCGGCCGTCGGTGCCGAGCAGCTTGTCGGTGGCCCCGGTCTTCCACGGCATGCTGCTGACGAAGCATGCGGTGGTCGTGGTGATGGCGTCGCCGTCGAGGTTGAGGGCGGTGTTGCCGGCGTCGAGGTTGGTCTTGCTCAGGATGGTGCGTGCCCGGGCGGCGCTGTAGTTGCCGGTGTTGTTGCGTTCCTGGTCGGTGCCGACGTTGACGGTGCTGCCTACGTCGAAGTTGTTGGCGGCGCTGGTGGCGATGATGACGCGCTTGACGCCGGTTTCGGCCTTGGTGACGGCGGTCTGCGGCGCGTACTGCCAGCAGCCGCCGAGCACGTCCGAGTTTTTGGTGGCGTATTTGAGCATGAGCATGAGCTGGACGTAGAAGGTGTCGCCGGCGCAGCGGCCGGCGTAGCCCTTGCCTTTTTTGAGCGCGTAGTCGATGGCGCGGTTCTGGGAGCCGAATTCGCGGTCGATCTCCTTGCCGCTGACCGACAGGGGGCGTTGCTGGGAGTCGAGGGAGGCGGCGTATTTCGCGAACAATAGGCATGGCCGTCTGCTGCCGTCGGGCAGCAGCACGCCGGGCAATGGCGCGTAGCCGTCGTACTGGGTGTCGGAGTAGAGGAATTCGTTGTGGGTGCTGGTGCTGTCGAGCTTGTAGTAGCCGGGGCATGTCATGACGTACACGTCGCCGTTCGATCCGTCGCGTTTGAAGCGGGTGTCGATGCCGTCGATGGCGGTGACGTGGGGCACGCCGTCGTCGTCCACGGTGGCGTTCACGTCCCACACGCGGAAGGCGTTCAGGGCGCTGTAGTCGTCTCTGCCGGCCTTGTCGTTGGTGCTGATCTCGATGGTCAGGTTGGCGTTGTCTCGGGTCTTCACGCCCGTTGGCGTGTTGCTGTACGTGTATTTGGGGAATTTCACGCCGTACACCTTGCCGTCCTTGTGGGCGGCGAAGTAGGCGGCGATGTTGCCGTATTCGCCCTTGGTGCCGTCGTACTCGAAGCGCACGCCCTTGGCGGCGTTGGCGTGCACCTTGGCGATGAGCTGGGCGGTGTCGGCGAGGGTCATGACCTTCTGCGTGTTCGCCATGATGGCTCCTTCCTGTTTATCGGTTGATGATGTCGAGCGCCCAGTCGATGTCGGACTGGGTGAGCGGCGGGATCGTTTCGGCGTCGGACAATGCCGGCGCGATCACGGTGTCGTACTGGGCGTCTATGTCGGCTTGGGTCGCGAAGACCACGCCGGCGGCCGCGCTGGCGGCGATCTTGGACTTGCAGTCGTCGGAGAGCTGCCGGTATTCGATCACGCTGGTGCGTGCCGCGTTGGCGGCGTCCCTGGCCTCGCCGGCCGCGCTGACCGCGTTTCTGACGGCCTTGTTCGCGTCGTCGATGAGCTGTTCGAGGACGTTCATCTGATCCTGAGCGTCTGGCGCGGTCGCGTCGAACACGGCCCGTTCGACGATGCCGTGGAAGTTGCGCGAACAGGTCTTCGTGCCGTTGACGCTGACCTCGATGCCCATGAGGATCGCGCCGGCGTTCTGCAACGCCTTGCGCGGCACGGCGACGCGGTACGTGGCCGTGGGGGTGCCGAACACTGCCGGCATGCTCACGCGGTCGCCCAGCCCGCTGCCGGGCGTGGTGTTGTATGCGAGCGCGACGGTGATGCCGGTGGTGTCGGTGATGGGTGTGCCGTTGTCGGTGAGTTCGACGGTGATGGTTCGGCCGTTGATGTCGCCGGCGTTGAGGCGTATGTCTGCGATGTAGCCGTTGGCTAGGTCGAGTTGGATGGGTTCGCCTGTGGCTTCGCGGAAGCTGTCAAGCGTTGCCATTGTCGTCGTCCTTGTTGGATTGGTCGGTGAGGCGTTGGTTTTCCTTGGCGAGTATGTCGATCTGGGCTTGGAGTGCGGCGATCTGGACGGTGCTGTCGGCGAGCATTTCGCGGAGTTTGCCGATCATGGCCGGGTAGAGGTTTTTGTCGTCCATCAGTCGTGGTCCTTTCCGTCGTTGGTTTGGGTGAGTGATTCGATGAATCGGTCGGTTGCGCTGGCGATGTCGTCGGCGTGGTCTGCGAGGAGGTTGCCGAGTTCCGTTGGTTCGATGCCGGCGGGCAGTGCGATGGTGGTCGGGGCGTCGGTTTCGTCTTCGGCGGATGGGTTGGTGGTTGCCGTGTCCGGCAGGAGCGGGAGGCCGAGCAGGCCGCGTGTTTTGTTGCGGCCGGCGGTGAGCGGATCGTCGGTGGCATTGTCGGCGGGCGCGGTGGTGGTGTTGATGGCTTTTTCGATGGCGTTGTAGGCGCTTGTCCATGCGGTTTCGCCGGTTTGGGGGTCTGGGTCTGGTTCGCCGTGGTCTCGGACGTGGAGGATGGCGGCTACGGCTTCGGTGTCGGTTTCGATGCCGAGGAGTGTACGCCATGATGCGATTGCGGCGAGCGGTATGGCGTCGTGGCGCATGCCGGGGGTGGGTGGCGTGGTGGTGATGGTGGTCATGCCGTCGGTGACTGCGGCCGGCGGGGTGGTGTCGGCGGTGAGGGGTCGGTCTATGAGGAGGGTGGGCTGGCCGTTGATGGTGGTAACCTGCATGGGAATCTCCTATTTCTTGAGGAATCCGATGGTGTGGAGCTGGTAGGGTTTGTTGCCCTGGAACAGGGCCGCATAATGCGTGTTGATGGATAGGTTGGAGACGACGCCGGTGCTGGTGTTGTAGTTCCAATGGGAATCCACTGCGGTGACCACCTTTTCCGGCGGCGTGTACACCCAGATACTCCAGCCGCTTGCCGTGCAGTCGGACACGGTGGTCACGAACAGACCGGGATCGTCCTGCCGGTGATCGACTGTGGCGAACGCCTTGTATGACCCGTATTTCGCGGGATTGGAGGATGTGAAGGTGTATTGCGTGTATTTCATGGGGGCGATGTTTTGGCCTTCCCACCACACGGCTTGGAAGGTGGCGCGCCCGCCGGAGAAGCCGCCGAGGAAGCCACCCATGTACAGGTAGCCGCTGTCGATGTCGGCTTGGATTCCGACCAGGCCATTGGGGTCTCGCGCGGCGAGCGTGGCGGTCGTGGCCCCGGTCTTGGGAGACCACAGACTTAGGTAGGCACGCCTACTGCTGGGATCGGTCGAGTCATAGTCCTTTTCTGCGGCGAGAAACACGGTGCCGACCTTGGTGGTGTTGTCGTCGGCCTTGCGTTCGCCGATTCTGGCGAACGCGCCGGGGTCGTGCTCCGCGCGCCGCCCGCCGTTGAACGTGAGCGCGCTGACTTCGCCCTCCTGCTGCGTGGTGGACTCGACCGCGATGTACGGGTGCTGGTACGAGCCGCTTCCGTGGTAGAACTGGATGCCTGCGCCTTCTAAGGAGTCCGTGCCGGAGATTTCGGTCTGTTTGAAACTCGGGCTGATTTGCACCCTGTTGCCGGTTCGGGCGGTTCGGAAGGTGCCGGTCAGGAGGTTGTTGACACCGTCCCCGTCGAGGTGGACGGTTTCGTTGCCGTTGGCGTCGGTCATGACGAACTGGCCGGTGTCGAGGTTCCAGTAGGAGCGTTTGCCGGTGATGACGCCGGTCTTCATATAGGTGGCGTTGATGTACAGCAGTCCGTTGGACAGGTAGAGGCCTTGTTTTTGGCCGTTGTTGGTGAGCTTGTTGAAGATGTAGGTCTGGGTGAGTTCTCCTTCGAAGGTGTCCACGTAGCTGCGGGCGGCGGTCTCGTCGGTGCATTGCAGGCCGGTCCAGTACCAGTCGGCGTCGGATGCGGTGGCGGGGTTGCGATCGACCTGCATCCACAGGCGTGCGGTTTTGGCGTTGGATGGCACGGTGTAGCTGCCGGACACGTATGTCCAGCCGTTCGCGTTGGCGGCGGATTGGGCGATGGTCTGCCAGTGGTTGCCGTTGCCGGTGTCCGTCCAGTGGATGCCGAAGCTGCTGGTGACATTGCCGGCCTTGCGGTATGCCCAGCCGGACAGGCGGAACGTGTGGCCCCGGAACGTGTCGAGCGGCCATCCGAAGTACGTGTCTCGCACGTTGCCCAGGTGGATCGCGCTCGTGATGCCCTCGGGGTGTGTGGCGGGCATTGTCTTGGTGAGTTTGCTCGCGCCGAGCTTGTCGAGGTCGTGGTCGGGGTTGCCGTTCGGGTTGCGCACGAGGTTGCTGCCGTAGGCCATGATCGCCTCGGCGTAGGTCTTGGCGGCGGTCTGCGCGTCCGTGGCGAGTTTCTGGGCTTGGGTCTGGGTGGCGAGGCTGGACGCCTTGTTGCCGTTGATGGTCGAATTGGCGGACAGGCTGAATTCGCCGGTGTCCATATCCCAGAAGTTCAGGCCCTTTTTGTCGGTGAGACGGCCGGCCTTGACGAGCGCCGCATCCAATACGCCGGTCTTCATATACGTGGCGTTGAGGTAGAGCAGTCCGCCGGACAGGTAGATGCCCTGCGTCTTGCCGTTGTTCGTCAAACGGTCGAAGATCGAGCGTTGGCCCAGCGATTCGTCGAGCGCGTCCACGTAGGCCTGCGCCGCCGCCTTCGCGGCATCACTGTCCGTTTTGGACTGCGCCTTGGCTGCGGTCAGCGCATCCGAGGCCTTGGTCTCGGCGTACTTCCTCGCCTCCGCGAGCTTGGCCGTATCGGCCGCATCGGCCTGACGCTTGGCCTCGGTGATCGCCGCCTGCTTGGCTTGGTCGGTGTACGAGTTCGCGTCGGACACCGCGCCGTCGGCGTACTGCTGGGCGGTCTTGCCGCCGATGGTGCTGCGGGCAGCCAGGCTGAATTCGCCGGTGTCCATATCCCAATAGTTCAGGCCGGCCGCGTCGGAGAGTCGGCCGGTGAAGATGGTGTCGGCGAAGATGCCTTTGCCGTTGGCGAGCGCGCGGAAGTCCCAGTCCCCGTTCGGTTTTTTGTGGTCGGCGATGCGCCAGTAGCCGCCGCCGATGTGGATGCATTGGGTGGGGTTCTGATCCTCGGGCTTGTCGTACACGTAGATGCCTTGGCCGGGTTTGAGGTACGTGTATCCGCCGGTGGCGTTCATGATCTGGTTGATGCGGTCGATGAGGTCTTTCATGTACGGGCCGGTGCCGCCGGCGGCGCTGTTCCATGCGCCGGAGTTGGAGACGAGTTTGTCGAGGGCCTGCTGTTGGGCGGCGAGGCGTTGTGTGTAGGTCTGGCGGATGTTGCCGAGGGTGATCTTGGTGTCGGCGAGGCTGCCGGCCAGGTCTTCCTCGATCTGGAGGATGCGGCCTTCGAGGCGCAATGGTGTGGCGAAGCTGGTGTCGATGATCTGCACGCTGTCGCCGACGTCCGTGCCTTCCGGGTCGTAGCCGGCTTGGCCGAGTGCGGTCACATCGGCGGTGTAGGAGACGACGGGCGTGGTGCGGGTCTTGAGCGCCGCTTTGGTGAGGTTTAGGAGCTCCTTGGGGTCTTCGCAGTCGGGGAAGTCCACGCTTGCTTCGCTGTGGTGTTTGGTGCCGTCGGCTCCCACGATGCCCCAGTTGGCGAGCGCGTTGTCGTCTTGGATGTAGGGTTTGCCGTCGTTGACGTCGGCGAAGCTGATTTTGCGGCCGTATCCGCCGGTGGCTTCACCTTGGTCGTTGGTCTGTTCGACGCCTTTGCCCCAGCCGTAGAGGCGGGTGATGACGTCGCCGGCGTCGATGTCTCGTTTGATCTGGGTGAGGTCCTTGCCGTACTCGAAGCGTTTCGTGGTGTTGGTGGAGCCTCGGTGTTCGACGAGGTGGATGATGCGTTGGCCGATGCGGTTGCCGGTCGGGTCGGGCCGGTATTCGGTCTGGACTTCGAGCCCGTAGGTGTCGGCGGTCTTCTGGACGGCTTCGAGTACGGTGCAGTGGTAGAAGGCGAGGTCGGCGGTGCCGGTGATGGTGCCGGTTTCGACGGTGCCGACCGTCCACCGGGTGCCTTCCAGTGCCTTGGCGAGGCAGGCTTTGGCGTTCGCGTTGCGGTTGCGTTTGTCCTCGATATAGGTGCGGGACAGTTCGGCGATGCCGCCGGCGCAGTAGGCGACGGTGACGGGCATGCCTGCGGCGCGGGCGGTCTGGGTGGACTGGCATACGTATTCCGTCCAGCGGCCCATCGAGTCCTTGAAGACGAGGCGTTCGTCCTTGTTGATCTCGCCGATGGTGGTGACATCAAGGGTGTCGGTGCCGTCGGTGGCTCTGGTGCGGATGGCTTTGATGGCGTAGGGCAGGTCGCCGAGCGGGTTGCCCCAGCGGTCGAAGATCATGTAACGCAAAACAGGTCTCCTAGATGAGGGTGAGCGGCCGGTACGCGAGGCTGGCGGCCGTGATGCCGGTCGTGGTGATCGTGTTGGCTCCCGGCAGGAGCGGGAAGTAGTCGGAATCGAGTGTGGGGGTCATGAGGTTGCCGTTGACGCGCAGCCCGCGCGCGTCCGGCGCGGTGTCGATCGTGATGAGTCCGGTGATCGCGGTGGCGGATGCGAACGTGAGCTTGTGGCCGTGCGCGTCCTGCATGGCGATGGTCTTGGTTCCGCTGGCTGGGGTGAGCGCCCATGCGGGCCAGCATGGCCGGTTGCCTTTGATGTGGATCGTGTTCGCGCCCGTTTTGAGCGTGATGATGCGGGTACGGCCGACGAGATAAGGGGCGGCGTCGATGCTCACGGTGACGAGCGTGGCGACCTGCCGGGGGCCGGCCCATTTGTCCTCCCACGCGGAAAGGCGCATGCGGCCGTGGTATTCGCCGGGCAGTCCCCGCCATGAGAGTGAGACGATGGTGCCGGCCAGGGCCGCGAGCCGCGTCTTGGCGGCGAGGATGTCGTCCTCTCCGCCGATCGCGTACAGGCTGAGCGTGATGGCGCGGTTGCCCATGTACGCGGCCCCCGAGGGGTCGGTGAGGGTCAGGTCGAGCCGGCCGTCGCGGCCGGGCATGTCCTGCACGCTCACCGCTGGCTCGGCGTTGTCGATGGTCAGTCCGTCGGAGGATAGGGAGAGCATCATGCGCTCCAGCGGCGTGCCGTTGAGCGTGGGGTCTTCGACATGCGGCAGGCGCATGCGTCGCTGGTAGAGCATGATGCTGCTCCCCTTTCGTGGTCTATCGGCCGAGTCGGGCCATGTTGTCGAGCTCGTAGCTCATTGGCTTGGCGAGCTTGCCGGCCATGACCTCGCCGCCGCGATCGGACAGGTTGAGCGTGATGCCGCTGCTGAGTGCCTGATCGATAGCGTCGATGATGTCCTGTTTGGTCGCGTACTCGCCTTGTCTGCCGTCGATCGTGTAGGCCATCCGGCCGCCCGTGACGCGGGTCTGGTAGGCGTATGGGGTTTCGAGCATGCTGGCGTCGGTCTTCAGGCTCACGGTGGGGATCATGTCGGTCAGACCGTCGATGCTGTCCTCGACGAGGTTGCTGGCCTTGTCGATGCCTTGGGCCATGCCGGCTGGTATCCATTTGCCGACCTCGTCCCTGAAGATGCGCGACGGGCTGTGGATGCCGAGCACGCCCTTGGCCCAGCCGACGAGGCTGCTGCCGAGGTTGCTGATGGTGTTCTTGACCCACTGGAACGCGCCGCCGATGCCGTTGATGAGGCCGCTGATGATCTGCCGGCCCGTGTCGTACAGCCATCCGCCGGCCCCGCTGACCGCGCCGAGCACGGTGTCGCGGATGCGGCCGACGGTGTTCGACACGGATTGGATGCCGTTGGACACGGCCGATGTGATGCCGTGCCAAATGCCGGACAGGTACGAGCTGACCGAGTTCCACACGCTCGTCCACACGCTTCTGATCGTGTTGAGCACGTTCGTGATGGTGTTGCGCACGTTGTTGATGTACGTGCTCACGGCCGAGCTGATCGCGTTCCAGATGGTGGATGCGACGGACTTGACCGCGTTCCAGATGCTCGTCCACACGCTCTCGATCGCGTTGAGGACGTTGCCGATCGTGGTCTTGATGCCGTTGATGATCGGCGTGAAGAACGCGACGATCTTGTTCCACACGTCGGTGAAGAACGTGCTGATGGCGGTCCATACGGTGGTCCAGACGGCCTTGATTCCGTCGAGGATGTTCGACAGGAACGCTTTGATGCCGTCCCATGTGGTCGTGAAGAAGTCCTTGATCGCGTCCCATGCGCCCTGCCAGTCTCCCTTGAGGAAGCTGAGGAACACGGCGATGACGGTGCGGATCGCGTTCACCGCGGTCGAGATGTAGCCGCTGATGAGCGTGAAGATCGTGGAGACGACGTTGTAGATCGCCGTCCAGATGGTGCTCCACACGGTGTTCGTGCTGTTCATCTGCTGGGTGATGAACGAGAGTATCCAGCCGAACACGGTGTTGATGCCGTTCTGGATCGCCTGCAAGGGTGCGACGATGAGCGCGCCGATCACGGTGAACACGTTGACGATGAAGTCTCGTATCCCGGTGAAAATCGTCGTGGCGGTCGTGCTGATGCCGGTCCACACGCCGGACAGGAACGTGGTGATGCTCGTCCATGCCGTGGTGATGGCGCCGCTAATCGTGACCCATAGGCCGGAGAGGAAGGCAACGAAGCCGTTCCATGCGTCGGAGGCACCCTGCGCGATCGATTGCCACAATCCCGTGAGGAATTCGCCTAGCCCGTTCCATATCGCCTTCGCGCCCTCCACGAGCGCCGTCCATGTCTCGGACAGCCATGAGGTGAACGCGGCCCACGCCTTGCGGCCGACCTCGGTCTGGGTGAAGAACCAGACGAGCGCGGCGACCACCGTGGCGAAGATCGTGACCCAGAATCCGACGGGATTCGCCTTGAGGACGGCGTTGAAGGCCCGTTGGATGGCGGTGCCGGCGCTCGTCACGGCGTTCCATGCGAGTTGCGCGTTCTGCGCGATCTTGGTGGATGCGGCTATCTTCTGGATGCGGCCGGAGATGCCGCCTATGCCGTTGACGAGGTCGGTGACGCCGTTGGCGGCGTTCTTGACCTTCACGGCGGCGTTGAAGATGCCGTCGAGCCCGCCGGCGACCGCCGTGATGCCCGCCGTGGCCGTTTTGAAGCCGAGGAACGCGGCGACGGCCGGTATGAGCACGGGCGCGAGCTTGCCGGCGTTGCCGACGATGAGGTTCAACGTGTCGGCGATGAGTTTTATGGCGGTCGCGACCCCGTCGGGCGGCATGAGTTTCACCCAGTCGATGACCATGTTGACGACGCCCATGATCGCGTCCCGAATGGTGTCCCATGCGCTTTTGAACGCGGTGATCGCGCCGTTTTCCTCCAGTTTGGAGTAGAGGCGCTGGAACCAGCCGATGAGCCCTTGGATGCCTGCCTGGACGACGGGCACGGCGTTGGTGACTCCGTCTGCGATCCAGCTCATGCCGCCGGTGATGGCGGGTTTGACGCTGTCGAGCACGCTCGCGCCGAGCTTGACGAACGCGGCTTCGAGGTTGCCGGTGGCTCCCTCGATGGTGCTGGCGCTGGTGGCCGCTTCCACGGCGGCGTCGGTGAAGCCGAGCGACATGATCGCGTCGTTGAATTCCTGCGCGGTGATCTGCCCGTCGGCCATCGCGTCGCGGAAGTTGCCGGTGTAGGCTCCGGCTTCCTTGAGGGCCTGCTGGATTTTGCCGCTCGCGCCGGGGATCGCGTCAGAGAGCTGGTTCCAGTTCTCGGTCGTGAGTTTTCCCTGGCCGGCGGTCTGGGTCAATGCCATCGCCACGCTTTTGAACGTGTCGGCCGAGCCGCCGGCGACGGCGTTGAGGTTGCCTGCGGCTTCGGCGAGCCTGTCGTAGTTGGGCACGCCGTTGGCGGCGAGCTGGGCGGTGGTGTTGCGGATGTCGTTGAGGTCGTAGACGGTCTTGTCGGCGTAGTCCTGCGTGCTGGCGGTGAGTCGTTTGATCTGCTTCTCGCTGACGCCGGCGAAGTTCAGGGTGCTGGCGAACTTCTGGGCGCTGTCGGAGGCGCTGGTGATCTCGCCGGACAGGCCCATGAACGCTTCGATGGCCTTGCCCGCGACGCTTTGCGCGATGCCGGTGATGACGCCGAGTTTCGCGCCGAAGCCGCCGGCGAAGCCGTTGCCGGCTTTGATGCCGGCGGTGTTGCCGGCGGTTTCCGATGCGCTGCCGAACGCCGATTCGATGGCCTTGCCGACGCCCTTCATGCTGGGCACGACCTGCACGAACGCGGTGGCGATCTCGATTGCCATGCTATGCCTCCCTGATGGTGGTGCGCGGTGCGGCCAGGTATGCGGCCAGTTGTTCGTCGTCCATCGCCACGGCCTCGCCGCCCGTGGCTTCGTGCCGGACGGTGCCGGGGCGTTGGAGCTGTCCGCGCCAGCGCGCGCCCTTGCGTGAGGCCTCCTTGGTTTTCGTCCAGGCGAGGAACGCGAGGCTGTCGCGGATGTCGGCGAGGAGGTAGGTCTGGTCGTCCCATGCGAGGCGCGGGTCGAGTTTTTGCCAGATGATGGCCTGACGGGGCAGGTTGGCGGCCAGTGCGGCCGCACGGTCGGCGGGCAGTTCGCCCGTCCATATGAGGTCGGGGTTGAGCCCATAGAAACGCTGGAAGTCCGCTTCGAGCGCGTCGGGCGCTGTGGCGAGCATTCCTATGAGCGTCAGGAGTTTGGGGCGACCTGTTCGAGGAGTTGGGCGATGAAGTCGCTGACCTTGTCGATGCTCACGCGGCCGGTGTCGGGGTCGCGCAGCGCGTCCTTCATCGCCGTGTACTGGTCGCCGCACAGCTTCTTGAGGAAGGGGACGATGGCGAACGCGCCGCTGCCGTCGCCTTCCTGCGCGTTCTGGAGGTCGTAGAGGTATTCGACCATGTCGAGGTCGTTGAAGATCGCGGGGCCGACGGTGACGGTGACGCCCATGACCTCGACGGTCCTGGGCTGGTTTTTCGGGGTCTTGTGGTCCTGCGGCTGCTTGGCTGCCATATGCGTGTCCTTTCAAAGTGTCAAAGGTGCGCCCGCCGGACGGCGGGCGCGGGGTGTGGTCACTTTTCGGCGATTGTCGCGGCGGTGACTTTGGCGATGTATTCGACGCTGGTGGCTCCGTTGATGAGGTCGCTCGGGTTGGCGTTCATGGTCACGCCGTAGCCGATGGCGTCGCCGGCGCTGTAGGTGGTGTCGTCGAATTCGGTGATGGTGCCGTCGGCGACGACGATGCGCTTGACGCGGTTGCCGGTCATGGCGATCTCGAACACGAGCACGAGGCTTTCGCCGGACGGGATGGCGTGGTAGACGGTGAGCTTGTCTGCGGTGCCGGTGACGTTCGCGGTGCCGAAACGCAGTTTGAGGCTGGCTTCGTTGGTTTCGATCATGTTGAACTGCCATGTCTCGCCGTAGCCGCTGATCTCGGACAGCACCTTGATGCCGCCCATCTCGTTGATGTCGGTGGTGTCGGTGTCGGTGGCGTTGGTGACGCCGTCCTCCGACAGGTAGCCGACGCAGGTGTATGCGGCCGGCAGCGCGGTGGTCGCGTCGGTGGGCAGGTCGACGCCGGCGGGCGCGTAGTAGAGGCAGCCGGTCTTCTTGGGCTTGCCTAGGCTGACGTTTTTCTTGTTGTTGTGGTTGGTTTCGGCCATGATGGTGCCTTTCGGATGGTGCGGCGTCGTCTTATTGGGTGGCGGCGTCGAGCTGGATGGTGATCTGGTATCGGGGTTGGGGCGGCGGGCCGGGGTCGGGGAAGTCGATGACGTTTTCCACGCTGACGGCGGCGATGGGGTCGAGCAGGTCGAGGTCGAGCAGTCGGGGCAGCAGCGTGCCGGTGGCGAGCTGGCTTGCCTGCCATCGGGTTTCCGCCCATACCTGCACGGCGAGGATGGGGTGGCTGCTGTATTCGAGTTCGCTGCCGCCGACGCGCTCGATGGTCACGAACCGCTTGGGCCGGTCGGCGGGCACTTCGAGGTATGCGGTCAGGCCGTCGCCGTCGGGGTCGGCGTCGATCCAGTCCTTGACCGTTTTTTCGAGGTTGAGGCTCATCGCCGTTTCACCGCCTTGAGCAGCGTGTTGTGTTTCGCGTTGTCCACCATCGCATTCACGTTGCCTTCGGAGCCGTGCCCGGTCGTGGCGAGCGCGACGCTGCCTTTGGGGGTGCTGACATGGGTTGCGGCCTCGTAGGTCGCGCCCTTGACCTGTGCCATGCTGTTGGCGCGGGCGGCGATGAGCGCGGCCTGTTGGTCGATGGCCTGCTGGATGGGTGCGGATTGGCGGACTTGGCGGAAGCCGGCGAGGTTGAGTTTGACCTTTGCCATGCGTTGCTCTCCTAGCCTCTGGTGTCGGCGAGTTCAACGGTGAGGTTCCATCGGGTCGGGGTGATGCCGCCCGTGTAGGGGCGGGGGTCTCCGATCACGGTGTATGCGACGCCGTCGATGATCGCCTTGGCCCCGCGCAGGCTCCGGTAGGGCCATGCGCGGGGCATGTGGATGGTTTTCGCGGCTTGGATGCCGTCGGGGCGGATGCCGTCGGTGAGGTTCGACTGGCCACCGTCCTGTATGAGCACGTCTTCGACGGTTTCCTGTTCGGTGTTCCAGATGATGCCGCCGCCGGGGTCCTCGCCGGCTTTGACGCGGTGGATGAGGGTGATGGTCTCGCCTCTCATGCCGCGCCTCCGGCCATGTCGTATGCCCATGCCTCGCCGTCGCCGCCCAACGCTTCCTTCTCGCTCGTGGTGAGGTAGAGGTCGCCGGTGGGGTTGGCGTAGCTCAGGCTTTCGCTGTAGCTGCCGGCGGTCTGGGTGGATTGGGTCACGCCCGACATGTCGGGGCCGGCCTGCATGGCTCGTTTGACGGCCATGCAGGCGATGCGCTTCAACGTGGCCGGCTTGGCGTTGGCCCATTGGGGACAGGTGGTGCGGATCAGGTCGCTCGCGTCCTGCAGCAGCGTCTCGGCGCGGGTTCGTTCCTCGCCGGTGAGCGCGTGCCATCGGGCTTCGAGGTCGCCGACCTGCGCGAACGGCTTCTCGTCGTCCGTTTCGTCCTCTCCCCCGCCGTCTTGCGTCACGGTTGTGCCGTCGGACAGGTTGAGCGGGGTGCTGGGGTATCCGTCCATGCGAGGTCTCCTTAGGCGAGGATGCCGGCGGCCTTGAGCTTGGTCAGCGTGGAGTTGACCTTCGCGACGATGGCCGCCGAGTCGGCGGATGCGGCGAGCTGCGCTTCCGCCTGCTGCTGGAGCACGCCGCCGCGCGCGTCGGCGGTCGGCGTGGGCGGCGTGAAGGTCGCGGGCTTGCCGGTGATCGCGTCCCATGAGACGGTCGCGACGCCTTCGGCGAACGGGGTGCCGTCGGGCTTGACCAGACGCACAGGGATGACGGGGCAGTAGTCGTCGGCCTCGTCGGTTTTCTGCACTACGAGCGTCTGGGTGAGGGGCGCGGCCATCACTTGGCCTGCCTGCCGGTGGAGGTCGGCTTCTTGAGCACGGCGATGCCCTTGGGGTCGAGGATCGCGTAGCTGTACATGGCCTCGGTGCGGTAGGCGATCTGGTTGACGCCCTTGAGGTCCTTGCCGGTGTTGTCGGGGTCGCCGTATTCGATGATCTCGCTCCAGATGTCGCGCACCATGCCCCACTTGATGAGGCGGAAGTCGCCGAGGAAGGCGAGGATGCCGGTCGCCGGGGTGATGAGGCGGCCGTTGACCGTGCCGGACGTGGCGGCGGGGATGCCGTCGAGGCTGCCGACCTGGAGGTTGATCGGGATTTCCGGGTAGAAGCGCTGGCCGGTGGACGGCACGCGGATCTTGCGCAGCTCGTTCGCCATGGTCTTGGACAGGGCGATGCCGTTGATGTCGTACTCGTCGCTGACGACCTCGGCGAGGCTGTCGATGTCGGCGACGCGATCGTCGGTGGCCGTCACGCCGACCGCGCTTTTGGCGAGCGCGTTGAAGCCTTCGAGGGTCGTCTTCTTCTTGGGGTCGAAGGCGTGGTAGATGACGTAGTCGAGGACGCGGCCCATCGCTGCGGCCTGATCTGCCAGAATCTTGCTGGTGATCTCCAGTTTGGCGTCGTCATCGGCCCACTGGAGCTCGCTGCTGACGCGGGTCGTGGTCTGCACCTTGAAGCGTTTGCCGACGACAGGGGTGAGGGTTTCCTCGTAGCTGGACTTCTGCGCGCCTTCGGCGACGACCTCGGCTTCGGAATTGCCGGTGAAGACCATGTAGTCCTTGTCGAGGAAGAGCTGGGGTTCGCTCGGGGAGAGCGCGGCGATGGTGCTGGTGTCCTTGGCGCGCTTGGTGATGACGGTGGCTACTTCCTTGGGGAGCAGCACCTTGCTGGTGTCGAGTGCCATGATGATGGTTTCCTTTCAGATGAGGGGTGAGGAGGTGTTGGCCGGTTAGAGGCCGAGGTTGCGCAGGTAGTTGACCATGCTCTCGTTCGGGCCTTTGCCGGACGGCTGGCGGTCCGCGCCGTGCACGGCCGGGGCCTTGGGTTTGGGGTTGAGCAGCTCGTGGATGCGCTTGGCGTGCGATTGCATGGCTTCGAGGCTGTCGCCTTCGATCACGTCGGCGGGTACGCCGGTCTCGGCCGACACCTGCGCCTTCCAGTCGGCCTGCTGTTCCTTGGCCTTGTAGGCGGCTACCTGCGCTTCGAGTTCCTGCGTGCGCTTGGCGGCCTTCTCGGTTTCGCTCATTTGGGATTCCTTGAGCTTTTCCAGCTCGTCGGCGGCGGCCTTGTTGGCCTTCGCTTTCTTTTCCCAGTCGCGCGAGTGGCCGAGCGCTTCCTTGTATTTGGCTTCCCAGTCGATCGGATCGCCGGCGTTCTCCGTGCCGGCCGATGCCGGCGGTGGCCGGGTGCCGCCGGTGGACTCGCCGCCTTCCGGCGGGGCCGCGACGAATCGGATGTGATGGGGTGTGGGGGTGAGGAACATGGTTGTTCTCCTTGTGGTTGAGCCCTTTCCGGGCATTAAAAAAGCCGCCCGTGCGGGTGGCTGAAAATCTGTTAGACTGGAATTGTCTTGGCTTCTCTACCTCGAACCCGTTATTGGCTCTGGGAGTGAGAAGCCGTTTCCGTATCGCGTTCGACCCTGACGATGTTCCCGTCGTAGTCGATGAGCAGAACGTAGTCGAGACGTCTGCGTCGAAGCGATGACCGTATGTAGTCTTTGCAGGCTTCGGCGTCCAGTTCCGTTCTTTCCTTTTGCAGATGAATGACTGCGGCGTCTCCTTGGCGGGCTGCGGATCGGAGAAGTTGGTCTATGGTGTTTTTGCCGTGTCCTTCCGGCGCTTTGAAGTCCACTCGTTTACCGTTGATGATGGCGTCTGATGTCTTCACGCCTTGTTTGTCGCTTCTTTCGCGCACTGTCACGGCAAACCCGTTGTCTTTGAGGGCGTCGAGCGTTTTGCGTTCGTGCTTCTGAAGTTCGGACCACGCCCTTGCGCTTTCCACGGAGGGTTCCGGCGTGGTGCCGTCGTACAGCCATCGACGGTCGCGCTGGCTCATTTCCTCGGTGATGCGATGCGTCGTCCACAGGTTGTAGTCGTCTATCTCGTCTTCGTCTTTACCTGCGTCCTTCATACGGGCGACGTATTTTCCATATTCGTCGCGATTGAGCATGCCGGCGATCGTCTTGCGGCATTGCAGGTATCGGGCTTTCATGCCTTCCGGGTCGTAGCCTTTGACGTGGGCTTCTCCCCAACTGGATACGATGCGGCAGTCGTCGTTCTTGTGATATCGATTGTCCCGTCCGCCGGCCTTTTCCTCGCTCCAGTAGACGAAGCCTCGCGAGGCCATGAGGATGCAGAACGCGCAGGTCGGGCCGACCGGAACGCGGGCGTAGCGCGGTTGCGAGGGATCGTGCTCGCCGTTGAATTTGGCCGTGAGTCGTGCTGTGACGCCCACGATGTCGGCGGCGAGGTTCATCCATTCGTCTTGTCCGTATCCGTCGGTCTTCATGGCCCATAGGTCGTCCATCGTCAGCCCAGCGCGACTGTGGTGGTTGATGACGTCCACGAATTTGAGTCCGACGTGGTCGGTGCTGTTGTATCCTCCGACGATCTGCCAGAAGGCGCGATCCGCGCTCACTCGGGATGGCGTGTAGGCCGGCAGGTCGACGCCGGCGGCTTCTGCCCATGCGGAGCGCACCGCGTCATAGTAGTCGTTGGCGACTTGGTTGGCGCGATCCGCGTAGGTCTCGAACACTTCCGTGCGAAGGTAGTGCAGCGGGTCTTCAAAATTGTCCCACGCAACTCCGGCCGCGAGCTGCTTGGCCTCAAGGGACAGGTCGGCGAGCGCGTCCTGATAGTCGTCCCAGAGGTCGTCAAGATGGGTTTGGAATGCTTGGCGCTGCTGTGGAGTGAGGTTGTTCAGCGGCAGGTTGGCCGGTTTGCTGCTCATTGGCTTCGGCCTCCTTGCCGTCGGTCTTGGCGATCGTCAGTTTGGCTCTGAGCTCGTCGATGGATTGCTGGGTGCGCTGTTGGCGTTCGTAGGCCCGGTGGGCCTTGATCTCGTCCCATGTCAGGCCGGCGCGGGTGAGTCCCACGTCGCTGTCGGCGAAGTCGGGGTTGGTGGATGCGACCTTCTGGTACCAGTCTGCGCGGGCGGCGTCGCTGGTTTCCTTGACCGGTGCCCAGATGGGGCGCAGTTCGCGCAATGCGTCGGGGTCTGCGCCCTGATAGGCCAGTGCGATGCTCATGGCTTCCTTCAACGCGCGGCCGAAGCGCTTGTTTTGCCGGTCGGCGGTGCGGGACAGTTTGCGTTCGGCTTCGGCCATCGCCTCGGCCGAGGCGGGGTTGTCCATCGTGATGCCGAGGTCGTTGACGGGGATGTCGGTTTCGGAGCTGACCATGAGGGCGATGGTGCGCAGCATGTCGGCGTGCGGGGTCATGGATGCCTGCTGGAGCTGCTGCATGGTGGGCTTGTCGCCGTTCTTGTTGGCGGGCATGCCGTTCATGACGCTCACGATGCTGCTCCATGTGTCGTCGGTGAACTTCTTCGACGCTCCGATGAACCACACGCGGGGGGCTGCGTAGAATTCGGCGGTGGCCTCCATGCGCACCATGGTTCGCAGGCCGAAGTCGGTCAGGTTCATCAGTGTGCGGGTGATGCGGCTGTTGCCCAGCGGATGGTAGGACTGGGCGTCGTTGACGAGGGGCACGACGCTTGGCCGGTCGAGGTTGGTTTCGATCGTCCGCGCCGTCCACGGGCCTTCGCTGTCGTCGATTTCGTAGACCTTGCCGGGCAGCCATGCGGTGAACGCGGTGATGCGCCCGGTTCTGTCGTCCTTGTCGGTGATGGTCAAAGCCGAGCCGAGACGGCGGCGTCGGCGGTCCCAGATGCCCGCGCTCCAGTCCGCCGAGCGGGGCAGCATGAGGATGCGGCCGGGTTCGTCGGGGTCTTCGCACACGGTGATGAAGCTGCATCCGTGGATGTAGGCGCTGGTGATCGCCTCGGAGACGTCGGTGTCCCATGCGTTGTCGTCCACGAGCTCGTCCACCTGCGCTTGCAGCGGGTCGGGCGCGTCGAAGCCCTCGAACACGTTGAGGTCGGCGAGCGCTCGGACTGCTTTGTTGGGCCATCCGATCATCGGTTTGGCGAGGGCGCGCATTTGTTTGGGGATGCTGTAGGCGACGCCGTTGTATCGGTATCGGGCTTGGTAGTATTCGGCTCTCAGCATGTTGCGTGCGTAGTGGTCGCGCCATGTTGTGAGGAGTTTTTGGATGGTGGGCATGTCGTCGTCTTCGACGCCGTTGATGCGGGTGATGTTGGCGGATTGGACGGCGAGGTAGGCGTCTTGGGTGGCTGGGTTGGTGATGGCGACGCCGTTGTGGTCGGTGGCGGGCATTAGAACCATGTCTCCGTTTCTTGGGTGGGGTCTCTTCTGGTGGTCATGGCCCCGTGGAGGGCGAGGGTGACGGCGTTGAGTGGGCTGATGTCGGTGTCGTCGTCGGGTCGGTTCCATCCGAAGAGGCCGTTTTTGCCGATGGGGCGTGTGGTTGCTTTGTTGGCGGCTTGCCAGAGTGGTTGTTGGCCGTCTTCGGGCAGGTGGGTGAGGGCGCCGTCTCTGAGCATGTCCTGGAGGCGGCCGCAGGCGCGGCCCATGTCGGTGGCGGCGGTGACGGTGACGGTGACGCCGGCCTGGGCGAGGTCGGGCAGGAGCGCGGTGGCGGGGCTTTGCCCGTCGATGACGATGCTGGCGGTTTGTTCCCAGACCTTGTCGATGAGGTTGACGGCCCACATGGTGCCGTCTTGGTTGGTGTCCCTGTATTCGGCGAGTTCGATGTGGGCGGTGTTGTCGTCGTAGCGCATGCATGCGCCGATGGTCAGGCGCGTGCGTTGGGGGTTCATGTCGATGCCGAAGCTCATGACGCCGCCGGGGCGGCGGGCGTCGATGGTGGCTTCCTCCCATTGGCGGCGGTCGATGGCTTGGCTGAGGGCGTGTTCGTCCCAGATGCCGAGGGCTTCGCGGCGGAAGTCGTCGCCGGTGAGGTTTTCCCACAGGTTGGCGATGGATTCGTCGCTGGTGTGGGCCGGGTAGCTGGGGTTGGCTTTCCTCCATTGCTGGCGGTCGAGGGGGTCGGCGTCGCGGTCGGCGGTGAATTCGACGTAGAGGGTGCTGTGGGTGCGGCCTGCGCGTGATTTGTCCCTGAGGCGGGTGAACGCTTCGCCGTTGTCCCTTGGGCCGGGCGGGGTGCCCATGTAGATGGTCTGGGGGTTCCAGGCGCGGTTCTGGGTCGGCAGCATCGACGCCATCGCCGAGTCCGACAGGTGCTGGGCCTCGTCGATGACGAGCAGGGCGATCTTCTTGACGCCGCGCAAAGCTCCGCGTTCTCGCGCGCGAAAGAAGATGCGCGAGCCGTTGCGGAACCTGATTTCCTCCTTGCCGGCGGCCAGGGATATGCCGTGGTCGGGGTCCACGAGGCCGCTCATTTCCGGGCGCAGGACGATCGCGCACAGGCTTTCGAACGTGTCCTTGATGACGCTGAAGTGCTGGGCCGTCCACACGATGCGCATGCCGGGTGTTTGTGTTCAATTAGTTGTTGCGGGTTTAGTCACGATGATTTTTCGGGTTTAGGCAGAGCATGCCGACCACGGAATGGTCTTAACTGGATGGTG